ACCAGAAGTAAGTGACGGTACTTGTTGATAAACATCAATATCTACTATAGCAGCAGAAGTTACTTTAGGTCTATATCCCATCATATATGCTAGGGAATATAAATTATTTTTTTGTTTAGCATATTGTAAAAAAGTTTCTTGAAGTTGATTATCTAAATAAAAAGACATAACGTCTCCTACATAAGAAGCCATTTCAATAAACATACTACCAGGACTAGCTTGTGTAAAGTCATTATATACTGTCGGATAGTATGCTTTTGCATATTCTATCAAATCAGATTTGAAAGAACTAAAGTCTTTATTTAAATACTTAATATCTATTTCGTTAGCCATTTTTTACATATTTTGTATAGTCAATACAACTGAATCATTTTCATTTGATCTTAATAATCGATAACTAAATTTTATATTTATTGAATTATAATCAGGTTCACCTATGATATCTAATTGAACTACTTTAATTTGTGGAAAGTAATTTTCCATTTGTGTCATTATAGATTGCCTTAAGTCTTCAAATGTATACTGATCTATCTGTTCAAACAATCTAGATCTCAATCCGGCACCAAATGTAGGATTAAATGGCCTTTCTCTAGGATCAGTAAGTAAATAATTTATTATATTATATTTAGTCTGTTCCTTAGTTGTGTATATAGATTGAAATACAGCATCTGACGAGAATGGTATTTTAACACCTATTCCTGTTGATGGTTTAAGATCTAAAGGCGATATTTTTTTTAATCCGTATGCCATTAAATTTGTCCTTGTGCTTTAAGTTTTGACATTAATCCACTAAAATCAGGTACTTCATTTATTTGAACTGCATCTAAATTTGAACTGGCTCTAGCTGTTCCAAGCATACCTTCTACAGATCCTACGCTAACCTCAGCTGGCTGAAATACCATAGTTGGACTAACATGATCAGTACTAAATGACATCATATTATCTGAAACCATATCCATTGCGGTCTCATTCAATAGGCTTGCCATAGGATTATTTCCTTGGAATTTAACACCCGCAACAGGATTAGACCTTTGTGTATTAAGTGTACCAGGTATCTTTGTTTTAACCTCTTCTTGTAAAGCTTTTTGCCTATCTATATAAGCAGGTTGTTTTGTCTCCTTTAATATTTTAGGGAGTTCTTCTTTTAGAACCGCACGGAGTTCTTCTCTGATTAGTTTTCTTAATAATTCTACTTGTGCCATATGTTATAAATATTATTTTTAACCGTTTTTAAGTTTCTTTATTTGGTCGTCTATCTCTTTTATTTTTTTTAGTGAGGCGGCAGTAATTATTGGATTTAAACTAACAGCTATTGCTGCTATAAGTTTTTTCTTCTCTGTTTCTAGTTCTTCTACTTTTAATTTATTATTTTCAACTTGTTTTTCTTTAATAATACTATTTGAGTATTTACCATTTGGGTCTGTCTTTTTTAGATCTTTTATAAACTGCTCATTATTTTTAATCATTTGCTTCCTCATTCTTCTTCTAAGAGCCTTTCCTCCTGGAAGATTATTAACAAAAGCATTTAAACCTAGACCCTGATCAGGATCTTCATTATCAGGATCATCTAATCCTGAATTTAGGCTACTTAGTCCTAAATCATCAATATTAATGTCTATATCTCCTACATAATTAAGTGACTCATTCATAGTTTCTATGTCTTCAGCACCAAGAGAGCTGAATTGTGATTTAACAAATCCATTAGATACTAATAAAACTTTTACTTCATTTATTATTATTTCGTCTAATGATGCAAATGTTGGAGTAGATTGAACTACTAGGACTCCATTTAAATCTAAAGCTATTCCGTATCTTCTTTTTAAAGGAATACCTTCATCGTTTATTTGCTCGTCTACTATTTTAATTTGATATGTTCCAAAATTTCTGTTAAGCCTTTCTTTATTTGATTCATATTCAGATACAAATTTTTGTAGTGAATTTGCAGTTTCAACTAAATTATTAATAGTATCTTTAATTTCTTCAGCTAAAGCAGGATCTATATTATCACAATTTTCTATATTTAATAAAATTAATTCTAGCTTTCCTATTATATTTGCCATTCCAGATATAAGAGTAATAGCAAATAAAGAAATATAACTTAATACAGAATTAATCTGTCCTAATCTTCTTATAAGTTTTCTATTTCCTAATTCTGTTATTGTATCTTGAAATTTACTTGAAAATCCTGTAGTTACTCCTACAGTTGTTACTATATTACCTATTGGAAGTGCTAATAAAAATGCTTTAATAGTATTAAATATTTGTATTAAAAACATTAATAATTTAATAATAAACTGAGCTGAACTTATATATCCTAAAATTTTTCTACCTACTGAATTAATATTATTAGCAGTCTTTAATATTGATTTTAGTAACGGTATTAATTTATTTACAGGTATTAATTTACTTAGTTTAGCTATCTCATCAGAAACTGCACCTCCTGTAAAAGTATCGGCAAGACTTATAACAGAGGATACATTATTTAAACCTTGTATAGCAATAGCAACCCCTCTAATTTTATCTACTGTATTTATAATCTTTTGAAGTTCTGAATTAGGGATTTGTCTAAGATCAGTATACTTATTAAATACTCCTAATGAGTTTTGTAAAAAGTTATTAAACGTAGAAATTTGTGGATATGCAGTAGATAGATCTGGATCATTTAGTCCTGTCCCTGGATCTATTAATTCTTTAAATGAATTTGATATCTCTTTTGTTAAAGCATAAAGACCTAATTTACTATTTGGATTTTTTGCGTCTCCATACTGAGTATAATAATCGTCTATATATGATTGAATTTGAAATGCTTTATTTTGTATAAACCACTTTTTTTTACCTAAAGAATCAGTAGGTATTTGAGCTTTTGGATCAAATTTAGTACCAGCAGGTATTTCATTTATAGCATAATTTATTAGATTACAGAAATCAACACCGGCAACTATTTCAAGAAGTTTAATTATTCCTTTATCTAATGCTTTTTTAATAGGATTAATCTCATTTTCTTTAACAGTATACGATCCATATAATATTTGATTTGTTTTTACCTGTGCCTTAATTATAAAATTTCTTGTTACTCCAATTGCTTTTTCTAATCCTTTAGCATAAGTTATGTTTATATCTTTTGCATCTCTACTTAGTGCTACTACAGGAGTTTTTTTTGCAGTTTCTAAAACCGCAGGATTTAGTTTAGTAGCTACACTAGTAGGAGCACTAACTTTAGTTTTATTTGTAATTGGTATTGTTACTTTTTCTGCCATTTTATCTTGTAAATGTATTTTTAGATAAAATTGATTCAGCAATTAACGCATTTTGAAAACTTTGTGCGGTTCCAATTAATAATTTACCAGCTCCTGCTATATCACTCATTGTGGGTCCTAAATTTTCTGAAGATGCCTTACTTAAATTTCCTCCTATTTGTATAAGACTGTTTAAAAGAATTTGTAATTGTATAGTTAATGTTCTTCCTAATATAACAGGTTCACCTAATACTTTTGCTTCGTGGCCTAATTCTATATTAGGTGAATCTACTTTAACTCCATCTATAGCATCAAGATTTATTGTCTTAGTAGATGATAAAGATACAGCTTGTTTTCCAAATAAGAATATCGCATCTGATTTAGAATGCAATGTTACCCTATCAGAAGATATTATAATTTGATTACCTTTATATGGAAATTCTGGTTTAAACATTATTTATTACTATTTTCATCTTGAAACTGTGCTGATATTACTTCATCAGATATAGGAGGTTTTGCTATTTGTAATACTGGTTGTATTATAGGATTTATAATTCCTCTAAATGATCTAAGAGGGAATAAATTAATGTCCTCTAAATTTATTTCTTGTCCTGCGGTTAAATATATAGATGATTTATCTTTATTTATATCTTCTACTATAGGATCAAATTTAGTTATTGTTTTACGCTCTCCTTGACCATTAACAATAATAGTTATAGGATCTCCATTGTTACCTGAATTAGACCAATTATTACTTTTTTTCATTACTGGAACTGTACTTCCAAATCTTATAGACTGTCCAAATCTAGCCTGTAAAATAGTATCCCCTTCAAAAGGTTGTAAATTTTTTACTTCTTGATTTTCTTCAAATGTATATCCAAGAGGTAAACTACGACCTTTAGTTTTTGATCCAGGATATCCGGCCTGATTAGAAAACTGTTTTAAATATTGCGCATATTCAGACATATTAGGGAATGCTGAATGATTAGCATGATTCCATAATTGATATGGAGGAAAATAGAAAAATTGTTGATTAGAAGCCTTATCATTTAATTTTTCTGTAGGTCCCAATAATATAAGAACTATCTCATTTACTATCGGGTATTGTTTTAAAAAATTAAATATTGGCCATGCTGGTTCAGATACTTCTTCAGATTTTGAGGTTCCTAATGGAGAATATAATAATTCATATTTTATTTTCCCTATATCAGCAGGACTACCATAATCAGGATCTTTTTGTTTAGTATCACCTTTATATGGCCCTAAAACAATAGATTTTACTCTTCCAACTTGTAAAAAGTGGCCCTCGGATTTTCCATTCTCTTGTAATTGTGGTCCAAATATATATCCCATTATGCGCTAGGTAGTTGTTTAGGATCTTTAACTTTTAATGTTGTAACCTCACTAAAGAGTTGCTCTATGTCCTTTTCAGTAAGTATTCCGCTATCTTCAGCACCATCTTTTTTAGAATCAGCAGAGTCTTTTTGAAATACGGTAAGTAGCTTCATTAGTACTTCGTCATTCTTTAAGCTAGAATCAAAGAAGCCTTTTAATAGAGGAACAATAACAATAGCGTCTCCGGCTGTTTCGATCATATCTGTTAGCCTCAAAATCTCGTCTCGTAGTGTTTTATCTTGATTTTTGTGCTTGTTATATACCTCTTCCACGAGGTCTGCGATGGTTTTATCTTTAAATAGTACTTTATCTAATTCCATGACTTTTAGAATAAATATTTAGTAATCATTATTTTCTAAATAGTTGTCAAGGATTCGTTTATATATAGTTTTTAGGCGCTTTATTACTTTGGTTATTGTATTAGATTGTGCGTCTGTCATCTCTTTT